CTCTCGGCTACCGCCAACTCAATAGAGCCACCTCCCAGAAAAGGTGAACATAGGCAATCCCAGACCTTACACTTTTCGGAGATGAGCGGCAAAATATGCTTTACAGCACGAGATTTGCCGCCGGGGTAGCGGAGAGGAGTTTTCATACTACTTATTATAAAATGGTGTGAGGCACCTGATAACCCTGTGCCTCCCTGTGGGTGAACCTAAATATTAACCGGCGAGCAGTTCATCGAAGGCGCGGTCAACGGTATCCTTTTTGTCACCCCCATACTTTGTAGTCTGGGAGGAGCGGCTTTCAGCACTTCCATCACTTGCTAGCTGCTCATCAAGGATTGCGTCGATTGCTTCCGGGGTTTGACGCTCGAAGAGAGAATCAAAATCCGGCATGCGATCAAGGAGGGGAGAGATCGCATCAACATCTTCCAGGAGGGGAGACGTGCCACGACGCATCTTCAGGTTCGTCTGGGGGAATGCCCCAGGCTTCGTGGGCTTGGTGTAAGTAAGCGTGATATCAGTACCCTCGTTGATATCAGTAACATCGCCATACTCAGGATCGAGAATGTAGCCCAGAAGGAGTTCATAAGCGGTCTTGCCGTAGCCATAGACCTTGATACCTTCCTCTTCACGACCCCGAACAACGACGGGCGAGAAATAGCGGGTGCGAACGAATAATGATTTCGCCAGCTTCTTGCTCTCCTCGTCATTGTTATCTGCTGCTTCTCGCCATAACGACGAGGCAAAATCACAGATCGGACAACGTTCACCGAAGTTTCGCTTCGGACACATAATACCGCCCTGATGATTTCCTACATTATAGTGGAAGAACATTTCCCGCAACGGATCTCCGTCTGGTGCAGGAACGATACGAATATCCGTATCGCCGTCATCCGGTCTAAAGAAAACAGAATTTCCGTTTCCCTTGTTTTCACCGCGCAAAGTTGCGAGCTTGCGGCGCATAAGCTCCATGTTGATTCCCATGTTTATTTCTCCTTTTGATGGGTAAAGTATATCAAGCGTTCCTTGATATCTAATGTAACACTCTCGACAAGCATTGTCAAGAGTTTTTTTGGATTGCGTTAGTATGGGCAACGCAGAACCCAAAGTCTTGTTCTAATTCGGTTTCATATATAGCATATGAAATTCTCCTAAAAGCATTTCTTGGTTTTTCCTTCAGCATATCAACTAGTCTCCGGTGGAGTCCACCATCTGTCTCAAGTTTTTTCTTATTGATACACATATAATAACACAGATCTCTCTGGTTGTCAAGGCCAAAAAACCATTTTTCTTCTAAATTCTCCATATTGACCAAACCAACTGTTCTAATTCTATTAACATCGAGAGGCTTTGAAACCTGTCCTATTTCTGGCTCCTTGTGTGCAAAATAATTTAAATAATGAACTGTCGAATAGATTGAATTGTTAATTACATCGAAATAAGTTTTAATTGGTATGCTATTGATAACGTTTTCAATATTGAGATTAGAAATTAGCGTCATAGAGTTTAAAAGGCCCGATCTGGCATATTCTTGCAATACCCCGAAAGTGGCGTTCTCAACCAATTTTGGAATTCCAGTTAAAAGTTCCGTATCTGGCTTGATATAGTATAAATCGACCTTTTTGCCCTTGAGTTGTTCAAGAATTCCAAGTGAATAGTTTGAACTATATGAAGATCCCACAACAAAAAACTGAACGCGATCATCGAGGTTGGTGAAAAACTTTTTAAGGTTTGGGATATTTTCTTCATATTCCTCCGGAGTTTCGAAACTCTTTAATTTAAATTTATACTTGGATGTTCGACTGACGTTATCGTTCATCATATAAACATTGTAATTATGTGCATCCTTAAACTTCTCCGCAATCCTCGAAGCAGCGTTTCCCAAGCCAACAACTGAGATCATATTTTCAGCCTGTCAAAATCCAAGTAATTCTTGGCGGCATTGATGTTGGCCATAAAGCCGTCTTTTTCAAAAGTCTTCTTGATCTCTGGCAGGATGCTTCGTTCCTCGTCGCAAAGATCAATGACGATCTCGTCGTGTACAATGTGTGATATAAATGATTTCTTGTCTTCCAGCATTTTATCGATAACAACGGCTCTCTCAAGCACGCGGTCTGCCGTCGTGCTTTGAATAAGGTAGTTGAGAGCCTTCCGTCGTTCTACCTTCATTTTTCTCTTGTATGGTGTTATAATATAACCTCCCTCATACCATTTGTCAAGTAGTTTTTCTTTATTATAGAAATTAGTTTTGATTGCGGTTGAATCGGGATTATATAGCCAAGAGAAAAACCGCTGCTTTGCTGTATGTCTATCCACCTCTTCTTTTATAACGTGCTTGATGTTCCATTCGTGAATATCGTCTTGTGGCTGTTCTTCTCCGGAAAGATCAAGAAACGTTCTAACCTCTGCTCCGTTGTAGTCCATTGAAATAAACCAATCGTGGGTGGGCTTTAAAAGTTGGCGATATTCTTTCTTCATGGTCAAGATCGGCAATGAATTTTTATTGGTTGTCAGTCTGCCCGTGATGGTTCCAAAAAGGTTATAATCAACGTAATGGCTTCTCTTCATTATCTCGTTTGCTTTCTTTCTGCCAAAGGTAGATTGATATAGCGCTCTGCATCCCTCAATGTTCATATTCACGTTTTGATACTTGATCTTATAGCAATTTCTGAATGTCGTTTAGATGATCGTAGTTCTCTGGCTTCTCATAATTCTCAAACACAAATTTGGTGATTTCGTTCTTTACATCGCAAAACTCCAGCAGAAAGTCCTCCGGCACAAGGTCGAAGAAGCAGTGCTCACGAAGGCGTATTCTACCTATCTCAAAGGACTTCAGATAGGCTCGAAATCTTCTCTGCGAACTCTCCAGCCTCTCTTTCAAAAAATCGGGACAAACCTCTGCCAGCGTGTATCCATTACACAAAAGCCACGCATATTCAATAGCGGGATCTGTGATAGATCCCGTGTATCTCCATGTCTTTGTCAGTTCGGTGGGGAAGTCTTTAAAATAGAGCGTACCGCCGGCATAGACCCCCACACATTCTGTTTTATCGTCTAAAGTTTGAAAAAGCAATTAATAGCCTTTAGAAAAGCGTTCTTCAGTGAAAGCATCTAAGTGTTTCTTAATATAACTCAGCGAGCCACGATAGTCAAGTGTTTTGTTGATAATTTTTTCGAAGACGCTCAGTGCATCGTCAACATTGCGATTTATTAGATAGAGTTGGATGCACTGATTAATTAACAATCCTTTTTCACTATCCTTAAATTGTGATTCCTCTTCAGAAAACCTCATATTAAAATATACTTCCAAAAAGTATTCATCCGAATACGCAGCATAAAAGGATTCAATGGTATATTTCTGAGGAACAACTGTGTATCTGATCGTTCCCTCGTCGCACTCTTTTACTTCTGTAAAATGTTTTGGCTTTACCGTATTATACAACCTTAAGAAATCTAACTTAAATGTTTCGTAATAATCTGAATATGCCGGCTCATAAACATTGTTTACGATATCGTTTGTGGTGTTAAGATCATATTTCTTTGCGTAATCGAACATTGGTGAAAGCGTGGGGGCACTCCCTATATCAGCAACCAGGCGCCAGGGCACAAACTGATCGACCATAAACCCATACGCTGCGCATGCATTTAAATAAAAATCCCAGTTGTTGCTGTTGACAAACTGATTAATTTTCTCTTGGTCATTTGCCGGATCTAAATCTGCTATCTCAATTGCAAGACCGGATGCCATTATCGGGCATCTTTTACTTTTGATGAAACCGGGCTTCGTGATTGGATTGCGATGAAGGCTCGTTTTTGACATTCTTAAAAAATGATCCATAAATTCGTCAAAGTTTTTAACCTTTATCTTCTTTTTCCTAAAGATTGCGGCAATTGTATTAAGATAAATGTTTTTGTTACTACCATAAAGAGATTTTGGGCTTTGGTATGCCTTATAAACCACCAAATTGCTCAAAAATGGATCTTTGTCGTCTATTTTGTTTGCTAATACACATTTTCGAAACTGTAGGGATAAGTCGTTAAAAGCGTCCACCACGAAATTAAGGGCCGAAGCCGTTTTCACGCCTGTAACCTCTGAACTGAACTTTTTAATTTGTGCAATTTCTTTTGTTGTGCTGTCTTTGTCTAATAAAGTATGAGTGTGAAGTGGGGCACCTCTTACATCATATTTCTCTCTGCATTTAGGATANCANTTGCTTCGNGCNGGATCCACAACATAATTTGTTATTTTGTGGCGGTGCCTAATTTTTGGCTGCTTCGGGTGTGCTGTCTCTATAGCCCAACCATTCCCCTTTGAGTCAATTTGATATTTATGAGTGTGCTGGGCATCGCGTGATGTGGCGCCACTTCTTTGTTCAATATACGAATTGCCTTCATTAACCACCATGGGCACAAAAGAGCGGTCCACTCGCCCATATAAAAACTTTTCAGCGAAATTAAAATCAACTAAATTTTTATATGTGTTGCCCTGCGGTGATATATAACTAAGAGTTAAGTTATACTTCGTTCTTTTTTCAAAAAAACGTTTGGCGCCCTCATTGTTGCTGGTAAGAAACGGTTTTGCCATTTTTAATACTTTTCCTTATGGGTCCTGGTTTTTGCCGATGACTTGGCTAAGGAGGCTGCCTTCCTCAATGACCATATCTTCAACTTCTGCGAAACTACATTTTTTCTCGTCCTCTGCACTAGGATTCGCATCAACTTTTGCGGCGGCGGGTGTGGGGGCGCTAGCGCGTGCCTCTGCGGCGTTATTCCACTTTTGGGCAACCCATCTTGCCATAAGTGTCGTTTCTGCCTTTCCGGGACCAAAAGAGTGCTCTGAGCGCGTTATCATATGATATCCGCCTATTCCAAGTTCTGTCAAATTTGTCATACCTGCCGGCGAAAATGTTTGATAATCAACATATAAATATTGACCAGGATATGCATTTACATTTGCATAAGATTTAATATTTACATCATATACTTCTCGCAACTGCTTTAAGCCGTCATAGTTGTCCTGTTCAAATCGAACCATTTTTAAATAAGGGGAGGGCGTTGCTTCAAAGTTTATCGTCTTTACTATTCCCTTATCTTTTCCAATTCCATAATGAAAAATTCCGTTTGATTCGTCTAGCGCGCGGTCCCCCAATAGATATTCGGGGGGCTGCACTCTTGAAATATAATAGATTAAATAATCAAATTGACCATTGGTTCCCGGATTAGTAACAGGCATGCCCCGCTCGCCGGAAACATTTAATAAACAGTGCTTTCCCCCAAGGCGCCCGCCGGTGTGAACTCGACGGCCAGGCCAAGCCCTTAAACTAAGCTCGTCCACCCCGGGGTGGGGCGAATATGCAGTAATTGCGGCTTGCCCCAGCGATACCTTTTGTTTAACATCTCCCCCAAAACACTGATCGTCATTTAAAAAGCTTTTCACAAAATCATTAAAAAAATCAGTACAAAATGTCGCCAATGGATAAATGGCCTCATCTTTTTTGAGCATTTTCTTCGTAAGCCATTCCATAAAATATTTAACTGAAATTGGAATGTCTCCCAA